ATGGACAAACAGCGAGATACCTCAACGATGATGAATTACAAATTGTAAAACAATTCAGAAAAGACAAATTGTTAATTTCTAAAAAACCAGGTTATGATGATTTTTATTTGATTCTTGGTGGTAAAGATTTAACCGTTCAAAATGAAGATATTGAAGTGACAGGCAAAGTAACTTCAGCAAAATTAAAATCTGCCTTTCTAAAAATGAACAAAGGCAAACAAGTAAATAGAGTCCTAGTTAGCAAATTTATTGAAAAAATAGCTGCTTAGGGGGCTTGACTTTCCGTCCAGTTGTGATAGGATGGACACATAAGATAGTGAAATAAGGAGAATATATTATGTCTACATTACAAAAAGTCCGTCAAGAGTTCCTTGATAAACTTAAATCTACTGGTAAACAATCAGTATCTCGAACCGAACTAAACAAAATTGGCCAAGAGGTTGGTCTAAAAAGTTATGGTTGGTTCACCAAACAACTAGAAAACAAAATTGGGCGTGGTCTTTATAAAGTTCCTGGTAACTCACCGGCTATTGCCCTACAATCCAATGTTGCCAAAAAGGAAAAAGTTGTACCAATCAATAATACAATCGAAACATCTGGTAACCGAATTGCGAATGTTGCCACTGAACTTTCGATGACTGATTTGGTGCCTGAACCATATTCAAACTATGTTCCTTTTGGCAACTTCAATGATGTATTACAAATTATAAAATCAGGCATTTTCTTTCCTGTTTTTGTTACTGGCCAATCTGGTAACGGTAAAACAATGTCTATCGAACAGGCGTGTGCTAAACTCAAACGAAAATTTGTGTTAGTATCCATGACACCTGAAACCGATGAGGCAGACCTACTTGGTAACTATGTTCTTATCAACGGTCAAATGGAATGGAGAGATGGTCCTGTCACAACGGCTGCTCGTGAAGGCGCAGTGTTGTGTATTGACGAGATCGATTACGGCGCTCAGAACCTAAGTTGTCTTCAACGAGTGTTAGAAGGTAAACCATTTTTGCTGAAGAAAAAAGGCGAATTGGTTACACCCACTCCGGGTTTCACTATCTTTGCTACCGCTAACACCAAAGGCAAAGGTTCTGAGGATGGCCGTTATATATTTACCAATGTGCTTAACGAAGCATTTTTGGAAAGATTTAGAAATACCTATGAACAAGATTGGCCACCTGCTAATGTTGAAAAGAAAATTATCAACGGTGAGTTGAAAAAAGCAGGCGTGAATGATGCTGATTTTGCTGACAAACTTGTAACATGGGCTGATGCGATTAGAAAAACTTTTGAAGTTGATGGTTGTGATGAAGTAGTTTCAACCAGAAGACTGGTTCATATCGTTGAAACCTATGGTATCTTTGGTGATAAAATGAAAGCGATTGCTTATTGCTTAAATAGATTCGATGATGAAACTAAAGTATCATTCATTGACCTTTACACCAAAGTTGATAGTGGTGCTAATTTAGACGACATTATGAACGCTTCAAGTGAATCAAAATCAGAAGATTTGGAAGAACTCGAAGATGATGAGGATACCGATAGTAACGGATACTATGACCAAAATCAGGCAGACATTTGATTGTTTGCCTCATTTTGATTGATAATTAAGTATAATATAACAATCTGGTGAAGGTCGCACACCAGAATTGTTTTTGTTTTGCGACCATTATATTATGGAGAAATATTCAATGACTAAAGTATCAAGTGCAGCTAAGTATAAAATTCTAGGTTATCTTTCAAAGACATCTGGTTACAATACTCTAACAGTTGCTAAAGCTCAGTCAATGTTTGGTATTAAAAATGTTGCAGCTCGAATCGATGAACTTCGCAAAGAAGGTCATGCTATTTACACAAATTCTAAAAATGTAAATGGTGAAAAGGTTACATTCTATCGTTTGGGCACACCATCACGCAAAGTCGTTGCTGCTGGTGTTGAATACCTTCGCCAACAAGGTGAAAAAGCATTTGCCTAATTTAAATGCTTAATCCAAAAAGGAGTGATATATATAATTATACCACTCCTTTTTTTTAATATTATGGATATATTATGGAAATCAAAATCAATATTGACGAACTGAAAAAACATAAATTGTTTATTGCTACGCCAATGTATGGCGGCCAATGTTATGGTCTTTATGCAAAAGCAGCCTTAGACACACAAACAACACTTTCAAAATATGGAATAGAATGTAAATTTTCTTTTCTATTTAACGAATCATTAATTACTCGTGCTAGAAATTATCTAGTTGATGAATTTTTAAGGTCGGGTTATACTCATATGATGTTTATCGATTCTGATATTCATTTTAATCCACAAGATATTATTGCTTTATTAGCATTAGATAAAGATGTAATTGGTGGACCTTATCCTAAAAAATCTATCAATTGGAAAAATATTGCAGAGGCAGCTAGAAAACATCCAGATATGCCCGTTACAGATTTACCATCATTAGTTGGTGAATATGTTTTCAATGTGGTAAAAGGAACTAAATCATTCCAAGTTACCGAACCAATCGAAGTATTAGAAATTGGAACAGGCCATATGATGATTAAACGCCAAGTATTTGAAAAAATGGCAGAAGCTTATCCAAACATTCAATACAAACCCGACCATGTTGGTCAGGCGAACTTTGATGGGTCAAGATACATTCATGCTTACTTTGATACTATTATTGACACCAAAGATAGTCCTACGGGCGGAGGTTCAGACCGATATCTATCAGAAGATTATATGTTCTGCCAAATGTGGCGTAAGATAGGTGGTCAAATCTATATGTGTCCTTGGATGAAGAATCAACATATTGGAACTTATGCGTTTGCTGGTGATATGCCTGCTGTAGCAAAATATACAGGAAAATTATAATGTTAGTTGGTCTTGTTGGATTTATCGGATCTGGCAAAGGAACTGTTGGTGATATTCTTGTTGAAAAAGGTTATCAAAAAGATAGTTTCGCTAGACCATTAAAAGATGCCTGCTCGGTCATATTTGGCTGGGATAGAAAATTACTTGAAGGTGAAACAAAAGAATCCAGAGAATGGCGAGAACAACCTGATGAATTTTGGTCAGATGCTTTTGGTCATCCTTTTACTCCTAGAACCGCTTTACAAATATTAGGCACCGAAGGTTGCCGTAATAATATTCATAAAGATATATGGGTTCATTCATTATTGAAACGAGCATCAACCAAAAATACAGTCGTATCAGATGTTCGCTTTCGAAATGAAATTAAAATGATTCATGACCATGGTGGTAAAATTGTCCGAGTTAAACGAGGACCTGAACCAGAATGGTTTGATGATGCAATTAGATACAATCGAGGTCCTAGAAAAAACTTTGGTTGGGCTAATGCAAAATATAAATTGCAAGATTTAAATATTCATTCTTCTGAAATTGATTGGGTTGGATGTCCTATTGACTACACAATAGAAAATAATGGGACATTAGAAGACTTAGGCAATAAAGTAGATGACCTATTGCAATTTATTAAAAACAGTGTATAATTTATATTATTATTATAAAGGTGAAACTATATTATGAAACTCTCGAATGAAACTATTTCTATATTAAAAAACTTTGGTGCTATTAATCAAGGTATTTTTTTCAAAAAAGGAAAAACACTTAAAACAGTTTCTTCTCATAAAAATATTTTAGTGCAAGCTAATATTAATGAAGAAGTTCCTGCTGACTTTGGTGTTTATGACCTAAACAATTTCTTATCTGTTATCTCATTAAGTTCAGATCCAACTTTTGAGTTTGAAGATAAGAATGTGGTTATTGTTGGTAACAAAGGTCGTTCAAAAACAAAGTATCGTTTTTGTGAACCATCAATGATTGTAACACCTCCTGAAAAAGAATTATCTATGCCTGATCCTGAAATCACAATTGATTTTTCAACTGAAGACTTTGGTGATATCATGCGAACAGCTGCTGTTCTTTCTTCTCCACAAATCGCTGTTGAATCTAATGGTTCTAAAGTTAGTTTAATTACATTAGATACAGCAAATGATTCCGCTCACACAAACACACTTGAAATTGGTTCTGGTGATGGAAAAGTTTACAGAATGATTTTTAAAACAGAAAATCTATCTAAAATTTTACCAGGTTCATATACAGTGAACATTTCATCAAAAGGTATTGCTCACTTCAAAAACAAAGATGTTGATTTACAATATTGGATCACCACTGAACAAGGTTCTAAATTTGGAGATTAATATGTCTTTTCAAATTTTTACAAATGCTTATAAAGGCAATTCAAGTGATTCAATTATAATTAACACCGACCATGTATTATCAGTCTATGAAGCAACATATCCAAATTCTGAAACAGGTGAAGATGAAAATGTTGTTAATTTATATACAGTAAATGGTAATACATATCAAGTCACCGAATCATTTGGTGAAGTTTTGAATAAGTTAAATGCTTAAATTTTATTATATTATGAGGTGTGTGAATGGAACATTTATTATGGACGGAGAAGTATCGTCCTAAAAAGATTAGTGACTGTATATTACCTGAACGGTTAAAAAAACCATTTCAGGAATATGTCAATCAATCAAATATACCAAATCTTTTATTATCTGGTGGTGCAGGTGTTGGTAAAACAACGGTTGCAAAAGCCATGTGTGAAGAAATTGGTTGTGACTATCTAGTTATTAATGGTTCAGATGAAAGTGGTATTGATACCTTTCGAACCAAAATTAAAAATTATGCTTCATCAATGTCACTCGCTGGTGGCAGAAAAGTAATTATCATTGATGAGGCTGACTATCTAAATCCAAACTCAACTCAACCCGCTCTTCGTAATGCGATTGAAGAATTTGCTGGTAATTGTTCTTTTATTTTTACTTGTAATTATAAGAATCGTATTATTGAACCATTACACAGTCGTTGTGCCGTTGTAGAATTTTCATTGAAGTCAAATGAAAAGGCTGATATGGCAAAACAATTCATGCAAAGAATTGAATATGTTTTGAATACTGAAAAGGTTGAGTTTGAAAAACCTGTAATTGCTAATCTGATTACAAAACATTTTCCAGATTTCAGAAGAGTAATCAATGAACTACAAAGATACTCTCAATTTGGTAAAATTGATACTGGCATTCTTGCTCAGATTGGTGATGCTAAACTTGATGATATTATTAAACATATCAAAGCAAAAGACTTTGGTGCTATTCGTAAATGGGTTGGTGCTAATGACATTGATTCAAATACTTTCTTTAGGCAACTATATGATGCCTTGTATGAAACGATGAAACCAAAATCAATACCACAAGCTGTTTTAATTATTGCTGACTATCAATACAAAAATGCTTTTGTTGCTGATGGTGAAATTAATCTAGTGGCTTGTTTGATCGAACTCATGGCAAATTGTGAGTTCAAGTAATGAGTAGCCCCTTTGATTATGTAAAAGAGATTCTTTCAGGTAACAAACAACTTATTGTTGATGAACTAACTGAAAAAGAATACAAGCCGTTTCTTACAAACCGTTCGTTGTCTTATCACCGTGACTGTATCTTTTATGCTAATGAAATGAATCAACACCATCATTTGGATAACAAGTTACAAAATGATTTTTTACTAAATATAGTAAGAAAAAATAAAAGACCATTTACTAAGTGGGTTAAGACTGTAAAGAGTGACGATATAGAATGTATAAAGCAAGTGTATCATATCTCCGACCAAAAAGCCAAAGAAGTCCTGTTTATACTCACACAACAACAGATAGAAGAATTAAAACAAATGGCTAACACTGGCGGTTTAGGAAAGAAA